AGCGATGCTGGGATTGATACGGGATCACATGGAGAGGCGTGTCAATGCCGGATATCACTTATGGGGCCTGCTGACGCTATTTCTGTGGATGAAGAGATGGAAAGTGGAAGTGGTTCCACCGCAGGAAGCGTCAGGGCAGACCACACCGACGGTGCTCGCAACCCGGTGACGCCGGGGTAGTGGGTCGCCGATCATTTTCGGCCTCGTTATCAGAATGGCCGCAAGTGCCGCATTTTCGACCAATTGGTGGAGCCACCGTTGGCCTCACACGGCCCGCGAAAGCGCCGCGGCAATCTCTTTTCACTAATCCATAAGAAATCTTATTGCCTCGTTTTCAGTTACTTGAGTATTCCGACTCCTGTGGCGGACCTAGCGAATGATACCGTCAGATCGGGATAGGGTTGACGCGGCTTCGCGGACTGCGAAGTCCGGTTTCTTGGTTATTCATCTTTTCGGGGGACCAAATGGCGACGAAAGCCAGAACAATAAGGGCGACGGGGGCGAAGCACTGCCGGGAGTGCACCCATTGGCGGGAAATCAAGCAGAGACTGCGCGTCACGGAGGCGTTGGAGAAGGCCATCAAGAAAATGGAAACGCGGCTTGACGATCCCGACTTTAAACCGACTATCGGGGACTATCTGAGGCTGGTGCAGACCCAACAAGAGCTCGAGCAGGGGGCGCAAGACGTGAAGGAGATCAGGGTCACATGGGTCGAACCGGAGACGTCCGACTCATTGAGATAGCCTACGATCCATTGCCTTCCCAGAGGAAGTTCCATCAATCGAAAGCCCGATTCAAAGGATACTCCGGGCCGATCGGGAGCGGGAAGAGCCAGGCACTCTGCCAGGAAGCCATCCGGTTGAGCTATATCAACCCGGGACGCATGGGCCTCATCGGGGCGCCCACCTACCCGATGCTGCGAGATGCGACGCAGGCGACACTATTTGAAATCCTGGACGGAAACAACATTGCACACGACCATAACAAAGCGGAAAACACGCTTCTGTTGAAAGACTGCGGATCGAGGATGCTCTTTCGCGCGGTGGACGACTTCGAAAGATTGCGCGGAACAAATCTCGCATGGTTCGGACTTGATGAATTGACTTACACACAGGAGGCAGCATGGCAGCGGCTGGAGGGCCGCTTACGAGATCCGAAGGCGACCTTTCTTTGTGGGTTCGCGGTATGGACTCCGAAAGGTTACGACTGGGTCTATCGCCAATTCATTGCCGAGGCGCGACGCGGATACGAAGTAATCGTCGCGCCACCGTTCGAGAACCGGCATCTAACGGACAAGGTGCCGGATTTCTACGAACGGTTGAAGAACAGTTACGACGACAATTTCTTTCAACAAGAGGTAATGGGGGCCTATCTTAACCTGACGGGCGGCAAGGTGTACGGCTCGTTTCGAAGAGAGGAACACGTAGGAGATCTCAGCGCCGATCCGCGCTTACCGCTGTTGTGGGCCCTAGATTTCAACGTAGACCCAATGAGTTCGTTGATCGTGCAGATTGTGGGAACGACGGTGTTCGTGCTGGATGAGATTGTGCTGCGCAACGCGACGACTGGCGAGGCCTGCGACCAGTTTTTGAAACGCTATCCGAACCACTACGCGGGAATCCATGTATACGGCGACGCTTCCGGAAACCATCAGCAGACGACGGGAGCTACAGACTACGACATGATTCGAGAGTACTTTTCAGTGCACTCCAACACAATCGTGAAATACAAGGTACCAAGATCGAATCCAAACGTGAAAGAGCGGGTGAATTTGACAAACGCAAAGCTGCGTTCGGCCTCCGGGGAGATGGCGCTAAGGGTGGACAGAAAGTGCAAGGAACTTATCAAGGATTTTGAGCAGGTGTCTTATAAGGCGGACACGAACCAGATTGATAAAGATAGGGACCGGCTACGAACACACTTATCGGACGCGCTGGGGTATCTGCTGTGGCAAGAATACAAAGTATTGCCGAACATCGGGGAGCGGAGGGGCCGGATACTTTGAGGATATCTGATGAAGACACCGGCGCAAGAGAACATCCGGAAACAGAGAGGGCCCAACGGGCGGGTTGGGAACAGGCTCGCCTTGGCCTTCGGCGGCAATGCGGCGGTACTGACGACTGAGAGCGGTGGCAGGAGTGAAGATGCAGACTATCAACCGGGAACATCCGGAGTACGTCGCAATGAAAGCGATGTGGAAACGGTACAAGGATCTGTATGCGGGTGGAGAGCGGCTGCGCGAGCACGCTGCGGAGTACCTGGTGCGAAGGCACAAAGAGCCGAACGAAATCTACCTGGAACGACTCAGCCGGGTGTTCTACCAGAACTATATTGGCTCGATCATCGATTGGTACGCGTCGAGCTTGATGCATCGGAATCCGGCAATGATGATTGACGGCAACGATGCAGCCGCCAAGGGCTTCTATAGCGTACTGGCGAACGACTGCGATCTGAAAGGGACAAAGTTGAGCGAGTTTTTCCGCCAGAGATTCGTGGAAACACTGGTGTATGGCAGCAGTTTCATCGCGGTGGACTTTCCGCGGAGTGACGGGCGGGCTCTGAATCGGGCAGAAGAGGATGCCTCGGGGCATTCGCGGGCATACCTGGTCGATTACGGTCCCGAGGAAGTCATTAATTGGAATTACGATCCACTGGGCGGTTTGGATTGGGTAGTCCTGCGGACATCGTGTCTCCAGCAATCCAAGGTGACGGACGCGAAGTGGGAGCGCGAAACGCGATGGATATACTACGACCGCGAGAACTTTGCGATATATCGAAAAACCAGCGATACCGGTCCGACTGAAATTCTTGATGAAGGGCACCATGCTTTGGCAAGTCTCCGCAGGGTGCCGGTCTTTCAGTTGAAAGTGAACGAGGGTTTGTGGCTCATGAACCGATCGGCTCTGCTGCAACTCGAGCATTTCAATAAGTCAAACGCACTGGCCTGGGCCCTGACGATGGGTTTGTTCGCCATGCCGGTGGTCTATTCGGATCGCGAGTGGAACCAGATCGTTGGAAAGTCCTATTACATCCAGATGGGACCGCAAGATCGATTCGGATGGACGGAGCCAGAGGGCAAAGTTTACCAGATAGCGGCGGACAATCTACTGCAGTTGAAGGATGAGATCTACCGTGTCTGCTACCTGATGAACCAGGCCGGCGGGGGAAGCGCGGCCTCGCTGCACCAATCGGCAGTGAGTAAACGGCTGGATTTTAGCACGACGGACGAAGTATTGGGCGCGTACGGCACCACCGTGCGGGAAACCATCAAGCAGGTGCTTTGGGCCATCGCGGCGGCACGGCAGGACGGCGTGACGATCGACGTTGCGGGCATGGACGAATTCGACATCGATGACTTCAGTACGGAGCTGGAAGATGCCAAGAACTTGCTGGCTTTAGGCATCGATTCGCCAACGCTGAAGCAGCAGATATTCAAGCGGCTGGCTTTTCAATATCTGGCAGATGCCCGGCAGGAGTTGAAGAACCAGGTGGCAGAGGAAATAGAGAACGGGCAAGTGATAGCGGGCTAGACTACGGCCATCGCGAGGAAAAGGGGGTGTATGGAAGGAATAGACATTCAAGCGATCGTGCGACAGGCGATCCAAGAATTCGCAAGCAACGAGCAGGCGAAGAGCGAACCGGCTTACAAAGTCGAACTACAAGAGGAGCGTAAGCGGCGCGAGCAGTTGGAGCGGCGCCTCAACGAAGTCGCGGCGGAGAACGAACGAAGCCGAAAGACGGCGGCGGAAGCCGAGCGGTCAGCGGCCGTGCGTGCCGAACTGCAGCGCTTGGGAGTGACCAAGATCGATCTGGCCTTCAAGGCCGTGCAGGACGGAATTGTACGGAAGGACGACGGGCGATTGGTGGCGCGCAACGAAAATGGCGAGATGCCGGCGAAAGATTACCTCACGGCATTCGTGAATGAGAACCCGGAGTTCTTGCCGGCGCGTATTCCAGGGGGGACGGGAATGACGGCGACGTTGAAGGCTCCAGCGAGCGGGAGTGACATCATAACTCTCGACCGCATCCGCCCTGGTATGAGCGCGGAAGAAATGAAGCGCGTACGAGAAGAAATCGTGCGTGTGGCCTCGCAGACTTTACGAGGAATGTAGGACTAAACCCGGCCGGAGGGCCGGCGAGAACAATTACAAAAGGAGAAACAAATGGGAGCTATAACTTCGACTAACGTTGCAAATGCGATAGTAAAGCTGGTGGCGGCGGACGCATTGCCTGTACTGGTGGGAAACCTGGTGATGGGTAACCTGGTAAACCGCGATTATGAGCCAGTGTTGGCGCACGCCGGCGACACGATCAACGTGCCGATTCCGCCGATCATGCAGGCCAACAATATCGCGGAAGGCAACACGGTAACTCTGCAAAATCCGAGTTTGGGGAATGCGCAGATTGTGCTGCATACGCACGCAGAATCGACATTCCAGATTCCAGATGTGACAAGAGTGCTTGCGGTACCTGACCTGCTGAAGGTTTACATGCAGCCGGCGGTGGTGGCAATCGCGGAAAGAATTGAAAGCGATCTGCTGAACCTTTACTCATACTTCTCTTCCAACACGCCGGTAGGGACGGCAGGAGTGGCGATCACGGAACCGACGATTGATTCGGCGGAAACTGCGCTGTTTCTGGCAAAAATACCTCCGTCGGAGCAGAAATACATTGTCGTGGATGCGGCGGCGTATTCGGCGTGGCGGCAGATTCCGCGGTTCAGCGAATTTCAGACCGCGGGCGATGCCGGCTTGCAGGCGCTGGTGCTGGGTACGATCGGAAAGGTAAAAGACTTCTTCGTGTTTCGGTCACAGTACGTACAGCACACGGGAACCAACCCGGTGAACACGCATAATCTGGCTTTCACCAGGGATGCGATCGGACTTGTTGTCCGGCGACTGCCGCAACCTCTACCGGGAACAGGCGCCATCGCGGAGTATGCCGAACTGGGCAACTTCGGAATGCGGGTAATCATGAGTTACCAGCCGAACACTCTGGCGCAGCAATTCACGGTGGATGTGTTGTACGGGTGCGGAGTCTTGCGCAACGAGGCCGGTGTGCAGGTGAACACTTAGCAACACTGAGCGTACGTTTGCAGGAACGGCCCGGCTGCTGTGCCGGGCCGGCTGGATTGAGGGATAAACATGGATCTGAAACTCTATTACCAAAAGATTCGCGAGACGCAAGCAGGCATTGGGGCGCCATACACCGTAGTCGTGAGCCATGAAACGCCGGATGGCGGCAAAGCCGGACTGAAGACGGAAGTCAGCGCGCCTATCGCGGCGAAGATGGTGGTGGAAGGCACAGCGCATTTAGCGAGTCCCGCGGAAGTGAAAGAATATCGGGAAGCTCTGGTCACAGCCAAAGAGGAGGCCGACGAACTAGAGAAAGCTTCGCGAGTTCAGGTCACGCTGGTACCGACAGCCGATTTGAATAAGCTGAGAAACGCGCTTAAGACCAAGGACCGGGCATAAAGCCATGGCACTGTTCATCGACGGTCCCCCTTCCAGCATCGAAGACCTGTCCGCGCAGGATTCGCAACTCTTGGACGTAGCCACGGTGGAAGGGATTGACGTGACGCAGAAGTTGGAACTGGCCCACGAAGAAATAGGCATCGAACTCTACTCGTTGTTGAACAGGATGAGACCGGCCGGCTTTCTCCTTTGGATCTCCGTGAAGCCGAATTTAACGGGCGTAGTGCTGACGCCGCCGTTGAAGCAGTGGCACACGTATCGGGCGTTGGAGATGTTCTACGCCGACGCTTACAACAGCCAACTGAATGACCGGTACGCGGGCAAGCGCGACCAATTTCACGAACTGGCAAAGAAGGCATATGACAAAGTGATTGAAGCCGGAGTTGGGATGGTGTTATCGCCCGTACCGCGTCCTGAAACTCCCGCGCTATCCCCAACGGCAGGAAGCCTACCGGACAATCTCTACTACGTAACCACGACATGGGTGAATCGGGGGAACGAAGAGAGTGCACCGGCCAGGCCATCGTCGATTATGACGAGTGCAAGCACGTTCTTAGTACAGGCAGGGGAGGCGCCGTCAGGTGTGACGGGCTGGAACGTGTACGCTGGCACCGATCTGAAGTCACTACGGTTGCAGAATGAAGTGGAGCTTTCTCCCGGGGATACCTGGGTGCAGCCAGATACGATGGCCACAACGGGACGCAGGGCGGGGCACGGCCAACCGCAGGACTATCATCAGCCCGTGCCACGTATGTTACAGAGGGGCTAATGACAGGAACGATAGGCAGCACAGTCACCAGGCAAACTATACAAATGATCACGGCTCCAAGGGGCGTGAATTCCAACCTCGCGGGTTTGACACTACCAGGGCAACCGGCAGCGGTCCCCCTTGGCACGGCACAGATCTTTTCGCAGAACGCACCAGCCGATCTGGTAGAGCGCAGCATGGTGGTGCAATATCCGGCGATCCACATATACTGCGACAAACTCGTGAACAGCCTCGTGGAAAAATACCGAAGCTTTTCGGGCTCGGTGCAAATGGCGATCGAGGTTCGACATTCGCAGGACCGGCTGGACGGATTACAGGAGACGGTAGAGCTCTACACAGGAGCGGTAACACAGACCCTGGATGGAAGCCGCGGCGACTGGGGCGGAGGAATGTTCTACGTGGGCGGGTATCAAGTATCGTTCGGGGCAGCCAAACAGGGAGGCAAGCATTTCACGCAGGTGGCGAAAGTGACCTTCGAGATAGGAGTGAGCATAAGCTAACATGTCATCTTACATTTCATCAAACGCAAATCGTTTCTACACGGCACTGGAGAGCTCGTACGGACAGGTAGCAACGATTACCGCCACGCATCGGATTCCGGCTGTGAAGCTGAAAGTCAAACAGCAACTGCAGGTCACTACCCGAAAGGACAAAACCGGTAGCCGGACATTCGTAGGGCTGCCGACGGGCGGCAGGCGGCAAACGACTTTCGAACTGCAAACCTACATGACAAGCTGGCAGAAGTCGCAGGCAGGGCCGGGGTATGGGCCGTTATTCCAGGCGGCTATGGGCGGGGCACCGGTGCTGTTCCCAGGGGGCGTAGTAGCCTCTTACTCGAGCGGGCAAATAGGATTTGCAGGGCCACACGGTCTGAGCGCGGGCCAGGCAATCTCCAGCGGAGGCGAAATACGGTTTGTAACGGCCATTGTGGATCAGAACATGGTGCAATTGAACGCTCCATTCACTGTTATTCCGGCGGCTGGCGCGACACTGGGCGCGGCGGTGACTTATGTACCAGCCACGGAATTGCCGAGCGCGAGCGTATTCGACTATTGGGACCCGGCTACGGCGGTACAGAGAGTGCTGAGCGGGGCGGCAGTGGACCAGATGCTGATCGACGTGAACGGGGACTATCATGCGTTCACGTTCAGCGGCCTGACGCAGGACGTGCTGGACAGCGCAAGCTTTTCAGCGGGAGCCAGTCAACTGCAAAGCTTCCCGGTAGAACCGGCGCTGACTGGTTTCGACTACTCAATCGTGCCCGGCAGCATGGGACAGGCATGGATGGGCCCGGCAGCCACCCAGTTTTTCACGGTGACGAGTGCTTCGATCGCGTTGAAGAACAGCCTGGACATGCGGATGCAAGAATTCGGAACGAATCTGCCGCAGGCGATTTCGCCGGGGTCCAGGCAGGTGGCTGCCACATTCCAGCTTTATAGTCAGGACGACGGCAACACAGCCGGGTTATACCAAGCGGCGCGGCAGCAATCACCGATCAGTGTGATGTTGCAATTGGGCGCACTCGATGGCCAGGTAATGGGGGTATACCTGAAGAGCGTAATTCCCGTGGTACCCGAGTTCGATGACAGCAAGAACCGGCTGCAATGGCAATTCCAGTCTTCGAAAGCGCAGGGGACGGTGGACGACGAAATCGCGGTGGCATTCGGGTAGACCATGACTTACGAAAGTGTGACGGTTGTCGAATCGAAGATCTCGGCGGGCGTGACGTTCACAGTGGCGAAGATGTCGTTTTCTCGCCGCCTGGAGCTCATGCGGCGGATACGCGAACTGGCCGGACGCATCGAGTTCCTTGACGCGGGACAAGCGCCGGGGAATAAAATGGACGCCGCGCTGCTGCGAGTCGAAATCGACCGGCTCTATGCGTTTTGGGGGTTGCGCGCGGTGTCCGGACTGGAATTGGACGGCGTCCCAGCGACTCCGGAGCTCCTGGCCGAAGCCGGACCCGAGGAGTTGTTTCGGGAAGCGGTCGCGGCGGTGCGCGCAGAAACTGGCCTGACCGCAGCAGAACGAAAAAACTGATTGTCGCCTTCCATTTCGAATTATCCAACCAAGCCGGGTGGAAGTGCGATTTGTGCCGCAAGTCCGGCTTGGAAGCCAAGCGCAAATGTGGT